TGAATCAGATGTTTAGAGACAACTGGCGTCCTGATTATATTGTAGGTATTACAAGAGGCGGAAACGTTCCTGCTACTATATTAAGTAATATGACTGGAATACGGTGTGAAGCACTTAAAGTAAGTTTGCGTGACGATGACAGCGAAAGCGAATCTAACGCCTGGATGGCTGAAGATGCGTTTGGATATAATGACGGTACAATAGTAACAGCAAGTCCACTACATAAAAAAATTCTAATTGTAGATGATATCAATGATACTGGTGCTACATTTAATTGGATTAAAAAAGATTGGCAAGCGAGCTGTTTACCAAATGATCCTAGATGGAATAAATTATGGGGTGACAATGTACGATTTGCTACACTAACAGATAATCTAGCCAGCGAATTGGATGGTAAAGTTGATTACACTTGTCATGAAATTAACAAAGCAGAAGAGGATGTGTGGCTAGTATATCCTTGGGAAAAAGTAGGAGAATATTAAATGGCACACGATAGAGAAGAACGATTAAGATATATTAAGGCACTTGAAGAAAGTGTCGAGCGCAAAATAGAAGAACTAAAAGAAATGCAAGCAGCAAAAATTAAATATCAACATATGCAGGGCACTAAAGACAGCATTTATAGACAACAGCGATTAATTGCTAAAATTAAACGTGACATAGGAGTTGAATAATGGATACACTAGCCGAAGCGCAAAAAGACGGTAGAGCACCTTGGCAAGATGTTGAACTTAAAACTCGTGAATATACTGTATTCAAAGACAAATATCCTGTTACAGAAGGACATTTGTTAGTTGTACCAAAAGAAAATAATTTAGAATCTATGTTAAAGTGTTTCCAATTTGCAATTGCAACAGGCGAAGCAAACGTTGTTTCTCAAAAGACTAACATCACTGGTTTTAACGTAGGGATGAACGTAGGAACAAGTGCAGGTCAAACGTGCATGTATCCACATGTACACTTAATATTTAGACGTGATGAAGATATGAAAAATCCCACTGGCGGGGTTAGAAATGTTATACCCGAAAAGGGGAATTATAAATCTTCTGAAATTGACTGGGATAATCTTGCAGTAAAATCAGCAGGTTAAAAATGTTTTTTTATACTTGACAAAAACCTAAATAACATGTATAATATAATTATGTTATACACTATACCGGCAATCCACTGCCTAAACATCGGAGAAGTATATGAGTAAAAGTAAAGAGATAAAAGCCCGTTTGCAACAAGCAGACAAACGCTTCTGGGCTGGCGACAACATTTCAGACTTTATTAAAGACGGCGAAAAGCAAGTACTAATTGACGAGCTTGCTGATAAGTTTGAAGACGTATTACAAGGTCTTGTAATAGATACAGAAAACGATCCTAACAGTAACGGTACAGGTAAACGTCTTGCAAAGATGTATATCAATGAACTAATGGCAGGACGTTATGAACCAATGCCTCCAGCAACAGCATTTCCAAATGATAGCGATGATCGTTATGAAGGTATGTTAGTTGTGCGTAGTGAACTTACAAGTATGTGTTCACATCATCATCAGATTGTTAGAGGTGTAGCATACATTGGTATTATTGCATCAGACAAACTGATTGGTTTAAGTAAGTATACACGTATTGCACAATGGTGTGCTATGCGAGGTACACTACAAGAAGAACTTGCAAACGACATTGTACGTGAGATTCAAAAAGCAACTGGTGCAGAACATTTGGGTGTCTATGTACAAGCAACACACGGTTGTGTTGAAAACAGAGGTGTAAAGGCACACAGTAGTCTTACACAAACAACTGTTTTAAAAGGTGCGTTTAAAGATGACGCAGGTACAAAGAAAGAGTTCATGGACAATATTAAACTCCAACAAGAATTTGCATGTGGGAAGTAGAGTATGAAACTTAGATATTCAGAAGCGTTTTATAGCGTACAAGGCGAAGGCAAGTTTGTAGGAGTACCTAGTGTATTCCTACGCACCTTCGGTTGTAACTTCCGTTGCATGAATTTTGGTGTAGATACTAAAAAGAATCGCACAGAGTTACATGCAGAAGGACAACGATACAATCAAGAAGTAGCAGATTTAATTGCTAAAGATGTGCATAAGACTACAGAAAAGTTTGAAGACTTACCTATCATACACACAGGATGTGATACATATGCAAGTATCTATCCTGAGTTTAAACACTTTAATAGACAAGCAACTGTAGACGAAGTTGTAGAACATTTGCTTTCACTCACTCCTAACGGTAAGTGGGTACAAGATAATGGACAAGATGTCCATTTGATTATGACAGGCGGTGAACCGTTGTTAGCGTGGCAACGACTTTACGTAGAGCTATTTGAACATCCACGTATGCAGGATTTAAAAAATGTTACATTTGAAACAAATACTACACAAGTACTCAAAGATGATTTCTACGAGTATCTCGAATCTCAAGATAGATTTACAGTCACTTGGAGTTGTTCCCCAAAACTTAGTGTTAGCGGAGAACCTTGGGAAACTGCTATTAAACCTGATATTGCTAGTCAGTATATCAGTGTTAACGGTAGTGACATGTATCTTAAGTTTGTTGTCGCTACTCAAGATGACTTTAACGAAGTTGAAAGGGCTGTTAGTGCTTATCAGAGTGCCGGGGTACAATGTCCAGTATATCTTATGCCGTTGGGTGGACGCAGTGAAGAATACGCCCTCAATGTTAAGGACGTGGCAGAAGCGTGTATGGAAAAAGGATGGCGATTTACCCCAAGGCTCCACATATCCTTATTCGGAAATGCATGGGGTACTTAATCAAGTGGAACAAGAAAGACTTGATAAAGCAATGAAAGCTCCAATTAAGCAACCTATGAGCCCAGAAGAAATGAGACGAAAAGGATTAATATGAAAAACTTTTTAAAAAAACTAACAGGACTAGATAAAGTAGAAGCCGAAAAGGCTGCTGTTGAATCTGAAAAGATGGAACTACTTAAACAACGTGATCCTAAAGCATATCACACACGTAAGAAAGAACCTTGGGTAAATGTTATAGATGTTAAAGTTAATGAAGAGAATGTGCGTAATGGCTTCTTTGAACTTGACTGGAACAAATACTTTATCGCACAACTTATTGAAGCAGGTTATGGCGTTGACAATGACCCAGAAGAAGAAATTGTTGATAGATGGTTCCGTGACATTGTATATAATATGCTCGAAGAAGAAGGACAGGATACTAATCGCGGAGCCGGATATATCAATGTTACTCCACTTGGGAAAGACAAAAGCGAAGTATCATGAAAGTACGCATAGGTCCATATCGTAAGAACCGTGCCACAAGAGTTGAAATAGAACCATACGACACATGGAGCATGGATTGTACACTTGCTATGATTATTCATCCTATGCTTGTACAATTAAAAGCAACTCAACACGGTCATCCAGCAGACTTGACAGAACAAGAGTGGGATGATATACTAGACGAAATGATCTGGGCGTTTGGACACAAGTCAAAAGAAATAGATGCTGGAGACATGTGTCGTGATAAATGTTCAAACTTTGCTGATCCAGTATGCATGGCTTGCATAAACGAAACACAAGAACGCCTTACAAATGCATTTACATTGTTTGGCAAATACTACGAAAATTTATGGGATTGATAATGCTTGACACAAGCCAGATCTAGTGCTATAATAGTACTATAAATTACACAAAGGCAAACTAATGGCAACTTATATTCTAGTAGATACAGCTAACACATTCTTCCGTGCTCGACATGTCGTGCGTGGCGACTTAGATACTAAGTTAGGTATGGCTCTACATATTACACTCAATGGTGTTAAAAAAGCATGGCAAGACTTTGATGCTGATCATGTTGTATTTTGTTTGGAAGGACGTAGCTGGCGCAAAGACTACTACGAACCTTACAAGCGCAATAGACAAGTAGCTCGTGATGCTCTTACTCCTGCACAAGCAGAAGAAGATACATTGTTTTGGGAAATCTTTGACGAGTTCAAAGACTTTGTTACTAATAAGACTAATTGTACTGTTATGCGTCATCCGCAACTAGAAGCTGATGATCTTATTGCAGGCTGGGTACAAGCACACCCTAATGACAATCATGTTATTATTAGTACAGACGGTGACTTTGCACAACTTATTGCGCCTAACTGTAAGCAATATAATGGTATACAGAATGTTACTATTACGCACGAAGGCTACTTTGATGAAAAAGGCAATCGTGTAATTGATAAAAAGACTAAAGAAGAAAAGCCTGCGCCCGACCCTGAATATATGTTGTTTGAGAAATGTATGCGTGGCGACACTAGCGACAACGTGTTTAGTGCATATCCAGGTGTACGTAAGAAAGGCACTAAGAACAAAGTAGGTCTTATTGAAGCATTTGCAGACAAAGACAAAAAAGGTTACAACTGGAATAACATGATGCTACAACGTTGGACTGATCACGAAGGTACAGAACATCGTGTACTCGACGACTATACTCGTAATGTTACATTATGTGATTTAACTGCACAACCTGCAGACATTAGAGAGATTATTGATACAACTATTGCAGAAAACGCAACACCTAAAGAAATACAACAAGTAGGCATGCGTCTTATGAAGTTTTGTGCTAAGTGGGATATGCAACGTATTGCAGATCAAGCACAAACATATGCAACACCTTTACAAGCGAGATACCCTATATGACATTTAAAGCAAAATCAGTATTAAAAGATAAATTTTGGATTATCGAAAACAACGAACAACTTGTTGGAACAATGTCGTGGAATGACGATCGGTATATGTTCTCCACTACAGGCGAAACTTGTTTTTTCGATAATAAGCGTCAAATAAACCAAAGATTTGGTTCTGAAATAGTTTGGACAGATTTATCTACACCAAAGGAAGTAACACAGGAAGATTTAGTTGTATACGAATTTCCAACTAGTGTAACACCTTATAATACTATGTATGATGTACAACGTAAGTTGCCTCTTTTTACCAAAAGCGCAAAATCAAAAAGTTTATACTGTGCAGGATATTATATTATACACTTTGACAAAGGTTGGGTTAAGAGCTTTTGTCCTAAACTAATTACAGTTGAACGTTACGAAACAAAAGGTCCGTTTAGGACAGAAATTGAAATGCGTCAGGAGTTAAGTCGTGCAACCAATTAACACTTTACCAATACAACAGTTCCTTACGCAGGTCAAAAATGCCGATGCAAGTAAGGCAAGAGAAGTTAAAATAACTATAGAGCAAGCAAAGAATCTTGCATTTACATTAGGAATAGTTATGTCTAGATTACAAGGCGACTTAGAAAAACTTGTTCTTGATTCTAAAAATAATAACGAAGAAGTAATTACCGTAGAACTAAATGGCGGCAGTGATTGGAAATAAAATACGTAGTTAACCTACAAAAGAGATAAATATATGCGTAGTTAATAATAAGGATACGCATATGAGTCGCCCCAAACCAAATGTTCTTTTAGAACATATCAACAACAAAACTTATAAAAGTGAACAAGTATTAGAAGCCGAAGCTATTTGGGCAGTATTTTATAAAGACAAGCCTTTTAATTTAAAAAGTGCTAATGCTATTACTAACTACCCGGGTCCAAAATATAAAAAAGTAAGTTTTTCTAATCCTGGACATGCTCACAATCTAGCAAAAAAATTAAATGAAATGTTTAAAAGTGACGAATTTGCTGTTGTTAAACTCACTGCAGGTGAAGAAGTTCCTGAATGAACTGGAAAGAAACATTTACTAAAGTCTTTCTAAAAGAGCTGGGTAAGAGTTCAAACGACACCAACGTGAAAGAATATTTGCCGTTATGGTGGCAAAATACGAGATCAAAAGACTCCGGCGGACTACGTTTAACTGATGCAGGATTAGATATTATTCAGCAAATAGAGCTTACTACTTACGACATACCATATCCTAAAGAAATGACTCTAACTCCACAAATTGCTATCTTTCTAGACCAATTTATCGACTGTCCGTACTATCTTTCGAATAGGTGTATTACTGTAACTGATCAAAAGAAAGCTGTAGAATTATCGT